AATTAAATAAGGTATACTAATAGTATGTTAAGCTATCAACACGTCGAAGATTATCTAGAACTGCTAGCAGGATACGAGCCCGGCAATACTGCTTTGTTTGTACAACCAATGTCTAAGTATAACTTTAGTCTGGCTCGCTATGACATACAAATTGTAGACAGCATGGCTAATAGTACCTTATGGAATAATACTGCATTAACAGACAAGCAAGGTGAACTAGCACTTAAGTTAGTCACTAAATATCGCAAACAGTTTGCTAATAATGGTATTGATATTAGCCCTGTAGAAACTGCTCCTAAGTGGAGATATGCTTTAAGAATAATTGATCGTCAACAGCGTATTTGGCTAGCAGACGGTAATCTCCTAGTTAAGTTTCCTTACAATCAAACACGCATTGAAGAAATGCGCCAACTTAAAGAAACAGGTCAGGGCAGGTCAACGTTTGACCGTGAAGCTAAAGTTTGGCAGCTAGGCATTACGGAGTATAATATTAATTTTATTGTGACATGGGGTAACTCTAACGACTTTGAAATAGATACATCGGTCACAGATCTGTTCAATCAAATCTTAGCCTGTGAAAGTCAACCATACGAAATCAAACTGGTTAGAACAGCCAATGGATATGAAGTTACTAACGCATCGAATGGCCTTAAAGAATACATGGCTGAACATGTAGGCGATGACTTTATTAAGTTAATTGACTATTCTGGTATATTAGGCTACAGTGTAGATGCTGATCTATTAGAAGAAGCCAGTGTTAAATATGGACAGGCTTTGGAGTACATTGGTACTAAACATAATGTACAACTAGAGCCTAGAGCTGAATTGCTAGAATGGTTGTTTGACTATGCAGAGTTAACCAATCGTTATCCAATTTGTATATGGAATCCTAGCATGATTGGTGAAATAGATCTGTCACGATTTGATGAACAAGACATTGTGCGCTTTGATCAAAACGGCAAGACTAAGACTAGCAATTATGACCCGTATAATGTTAAAGTAGTATATGCTAAGAAACTTCCTAAGACTTGGGAGTTTCCAATTCCTTTATTAGTTAGCACTCAACAGATGATGTATGGTGGGCGCAAACTAGACTGGATAAATCGTGCAGAAAAAATAGTATACTTCTGCAACACTAACCTAAGAGACAATTAATGGCCGTAGCAAGATTACTAATTAAAGATGAAGTGAATGTAAAGATCGAAGGACTAGATCTTACTGAGCGTAAATTTCTCAGCAATAAATTCAAATATGAAATACCAGGTGCTCGCTACTTGCCAGCAGTTCGTCTAGGTCGCTGGGATGGTAAGGTAGCCTACTTCCAAATGGGTGGTAGCACATATACTAATCTACTGCCGGAAATTATTCCTTATTTAGATGAACGTGGCTACGACATACAATTAGAAGACCTACGTGACTACTGTACACAGTTTGAATTTACACAGGTTACTGAAGAAACATTTGCACACAAGTCTTGGCCAGACAAACACCCAATTGCCGGTCAGCCAGTGGTACTTCGTGATTACCAAGTTGAGATTATTAACAAGTTTCTTGAGAATCCGCAATGCCTACAAGAGATTGCCACAGGCGCAGGTAAAACATTAATCACTGCGGCACTTAGTTATAGTTGTGAACCATATGGCCGCACCATTGTTATTGTGCCAAATAAATCATTGGTTACACAGACAGAAGCAGACTATATCAACCTAGGGTTAGATGTAGGTGTATACTTTGGTGATCGTAAAGAATACAATCGCACACATACTATCTGTACTTGGCAAAGCCTAAACATCTTACTTAAGAATACCAAAGGCGGTGATGTGGATGTTACCATCGGTGATTTCATTGAAGGTGTTGTCTGTGTTATGGTTGACGAAGTACACATGGCCAAAGCAGATGCGCTTAAAACATTATTAACTGGTGTAATGGCACATATACCTATACGCTGGGGATTAACTGGTACAATACCTAAAGAAGCTTATGAGCAGGTTAGCCTACTGTGTAGCCTAGGACCTGTGGTAGGTAAACTAAGTGCTAGCGAACTTCAAGACCAAGGTGTGCTAGCCCAGTGTCATGTAAATATCTTACAGCTTGTAGACTATGTAGAATACAAAGACTATCAAAGTGAACTGCGATATCTATTAGAAACAGAAGCACGTTTAGACTATATTGCACAACTTGTAGATAGTATACGTAAGACAGGTAATACTCTGATCTTAATTGATCGTATTGCACCAGGCAAAGCCTTGCTTGAAAAGATCTCAGGAGCAGTATTTGTTAGTGGTGGAACTAAAGCAGATGCCCGTAAAGAAAGCTATGACGAGTTTGCATCAAATGATGATGTGGTTGCTATTGCCACTTATGGTGTTGCGGCTGTGGGTATTAACATTCCTCGTATTTTTAATCTTGTACTTATTGAACCTGGAAAGAGTTTTGTCAGAGTTATACAGAGCATTGGACGTGGCATTCGCAAAGCGGAAGACAAGGACTTCGTCCAAATCTGGGACGTAACATCAACTTGTAAATTTGCCAAACGGCATATTACAACACGTAAGAAATTTTATAAAGATGCAAACTATCCGTTTGTTGTCGAAAAAGTGGAGTGGCAAAAGTAACCTATGTATATTTTAACATTAGAAAACACAGCATATGAAATGAACGAAATCCCCGATGAAGTTGAGGATTTACGTTTTGCAATATTAGATAATAGCGACCCAAAGAATCCAGACTACTTCTTTATTCCACTTATCTTTTTAGAAAGTTTTAACAGTCCGGCATTGGTGTTAAGCATTGGTGGCAACATAGTTAAGATGCCTGCAGATTGGCAGATACTTATTGGTGAACAAGACTTTGGCGACCTAGAAGTTATTCCTTTAACTAGTATCAATGACCGGGGGTTTAGTGCTTATACATTTAATCCGTTAGATAGTTTTAAACCAGAGTTTAAACCAGTAGAGATTGTAGACATCTATCAAGATGTTAAATGGTATTTCCCTAAATTAAAACCTGGACAAATGTTAGCTGTACCAATTGTAGATGGTGAGCGTCCACTGTGTGCTTACTTTGTTAAAGATATCAGTCGTCAAAGTGAAGTAGTAGACTACGGTAAAATATGGTAACTAAACTAAATCCAAGTGTAATCACTGACGACATGATGTACGAAGGTATAGACTTATCAGCCTCATTCGTTCCAACTGCTGAAATTGATGCCGAGCTTGCGGACCGGATTGCTCAAATACGAGAAGACCGTCTTTGGGGCGAAATTCGACGTGCGGCCAAAACAAATAGTACTTTACAATCTGCCCTAGAAAAATGCATAATTATATATAAGCTATCTAAGGATTACGAAAATGGCATTTAACCCACTACAATTTAAACAGAAAAAGAAACGTGTAGTAAACCCGGACATTCCACGTCCAAACCTGTTTAGTCACGAAAAGAAACTAAAAGAAAGTCAGACTATCATTGAAGATTTACAAATACAACTACGCAGGCAAACAGAAGAGATTGCCGCATTAAAATCAAACTATCTTAACATGCAACAGAGTGTGAATCAAATTATTAATGTATTGCGCAGAGGCAGATAAAGTGAAAGTACTCTGTTTGGGTAATAATTCAACGGATACCGACGGTGAAACATCTAAATTAGCTAAATTAAACTATTCTATTAATAACGGGCTAATATCATCGTCTGATACAAGTATCCAAGATGGATACTATCATACCTCAGTATTTGATCTATCAGTTGGACAGATTAAAGAGTTAGTAACTCAATTTGACGAAGTAGTACTACTTGATCAACCGAGCAATACCTGGAATCACCCTGACGCATTTTATCTAACAATAAAAATAATAGATGATATTCAAAATTTAGTAAACGTAACACAACTGGGTACATCAACTAATATAAAATTATTTGAAGATATAGTAGATACAAATAAAAGTTTTTGTATATTTCCATTCATTGAAATGCTCGCAAACAATGGATCGACTACAGTTTGTTGTAGATCTTCCAACCCAATCACTAAAATAAATAACATCACGTCGTGGCAAGACGATCCAAATTATGTAACAATACGAAATAAGATGCTCGCCGGCGAGTTAGTATCCGATCATTGTTCTGCTTGCTATAATTATGAAGCCCGCGGTATAAAAAGTGCAAGACAACAAGAAACAGTTGAATGGGCTAATCGACTTGGGTTGACATCTATAGAAGATCTTAAGCATATCACAACACCTGTTTACTATGAAGTTCGACCTAGTAATGTATGCAATTTGCAGTGTAGATCGTGCGGTCCGGAAAATAGTAATCTAATAGAAAAAGAATATATCCAGATAGGGTGGCGTGACCCTAAGGCAACTATTGAATATACTAATTTTGATTTTGTTAAATTTGATAATCTAAAAAAATTGTATGTAGCTGGTGGTGAACCTACAGCAATGATTGAATTATATGAGTTTATGCAAAAATGTATTGATAATCAAAATACAAATTTCGAGTTCCTTATTAATACAAATGTAAATAAAATTAGCGATCGATTTTTAAGTTTATGTAGTCATTTTTCTAATTTGCAATTTATTGTAAGCATTGACGGATATCAAAAAGTTAATGATTATGTTAGATGGCTTAGTTCTTGGGAAAATACTATAGAAAATACTAAAAAATTAAGTTTAAATCATAAAGTTTCATTTAATGTAGTGGTATCAATATATACCATCAGCCAACTTGATCAGTTACTTACGTTTATCGATGATAACTTTCCTAATGTATTAGTACACTGTTCATTTGCAGAGTTTGAAAATGATATATTAAATCCTTATATTTTTCCCGACGGGGACTTAGTATTAAACCGCATACGTAAAATTAAAAAGTTAAATTGTTATAAAAATGATAAATTGTTACAAAGTTTTATTGATGGGATTGTTTGTTACTTTGAAACGCCTCAATCAATTAAATTAGAAAAATTAAAATTGTTTTTTGAATTCAACGATCGATTAGATGAATCTAGAAATATTCAATTAAAAGATTATATCCCCGAGCTTGACCAATTTAGGAAACTTGTGTTATAATAAAACTATGAGTAATGACCCATTATACATCGGCAATGAAATGGCAGCATTTGATCGTAAAGACCGTGCTTACTACGATAAGTTCACTGATGAAGAACGTAAAAAATTTAGCACATATCTAATGTTGCGTTATGGTGCTAGTGTTGCAGGAGGCACAGACCTGCAGGCATATTACCTGCTGGCCACTAACGAAAACATTAACAAATACTTCTTTGACTTAAACAAGCATCCTAAACTACAGTGGTTAATGTGTACTACTGTTAGTCCTGGTATGGGCAAGCAACATCACTATTGGCAGGGTAGCAAGAAGAAAGAAACGAATAACAAGGCTGTTAAGTTTTTAACAGCACTACATCCAGAACTCAAAGACGACGAAATCAAACTACTAGCGGCTATCAATGATAAAAGA